ATGGAACTGCTTTATATACAGCAATATCAGGATATAAAGATGGCACCTATGGGGGAACTATGAAAGGCATTATGAAAGCTCAATTAATGAATATGGATACTAATGAAACTGTAAATGCAGTACTTAAAGTGACAAAAGCAGAAAAATGATTATAAAGATAGAAGATGCCCCAAACATCAAAAATCTTAAAATTGATATTAGCTTTGATGAAAATGGTGAAATGACTCAGGAGATTGTTCTTGATGAAAAAATGAAAGCTGAAATTAAAAAAACTCATAGTTATGCTGATGAAGAGCTCAATTTAGATGACGATTTCACAATCAATACAGAAAAAGTAGATTTGCCAGAAATACCTACTGTTAATAGAGATGTTAACGTTGCAGATGGAATGAAAGATGCAGAATACTAATTCAATAAAGTGTACTAAAAGTGAAATTAAATTTTTAGAAAGTTTTATTGAATTAAATGAATATCAAAAATCATTTATATGTGATGGAATGGCTATATCAAAAGAAAGACGCGCAGGAAAAACCTATGCCATGTACATGGTGTTAATGATAGATGCAATAAGAGCAAAGAATTTAGTTGTGCATGGAAGTCAAATACTTGAGCTAGATTATGATTTTTCTCACATAAGTATAAGAACATTTATAGAAAGGTTTAATCAGTTCTCTAATAAGGTCTTTAATCACTTATTTAATGCAAGATTAATTGCAAAAAATACAATTATAATATCTGTAGATATTCCGAGATTTAGTGAAAAATTCCCTGAATTAATGTTATAAATTAACAAAATATAAACTATAATAGATAAAAGGATAAAAATGAAAAAAGTGTTAGGTATCGATATCGGGTTTGGCGATATCAAGGCAACCTTTGGATATGCTGATGGAAATATAATAAAACAATGGAAGTTTCCTAGTAATATTGGCGTTACTAAAAGAAATGAGCATGTATCAGATAAAAGAATATATGACTATAAAGAACACTCTTATTATGTAGGAGAAAATGCAAGTCATTTGCCAAGTGAAAATAGAGTTGATATTAAAGAGTACGCAAATCTCGAATATTATGCTCCTTTATTCATTTATCATGTTTTACAAAGCATTGAAGATACTCCAGATATTATTGTTGCTGGTTTATCAAAAGCTCAAATTAACAACAGTGGTCACTTTAAAGAAGTACTACAAAAATTTGAAGTAAATGGAAAAGACTTTGTATTTGATGATGTGTATGTTATTCCGCAAGGTGCTGGTGCAAAAATGACTGTTGATAAGTACGGTAATCATTTTCCTAAAGAGCAAGATGAGTTCTTAGGAAAGACTACATATGTTGGAGTTGATATTGGTTTTAATACTTTAGATTTATTCTTAGTAACAGATGGAAAGACCTCTCCAAATCTATTTGAAGGAATAGAAAAAGAAGGAGTTATGAAAATTGCTACTCTTGTAGGAAAGAAAGTTCTTGAATTACACGGTAGAAAAATTGGTTTACACGAAGCTAAGGAAATTATTGATAGTGGAACTTACAAGCTAAGAGGGCAATCTCACGACTTTACTCAATACTTAAAAGAAGTTAAACAAAATTATTTAAAAGAACTCTTGCAACTTATTGAAGTTAAGTACGGTAAAATACTTGATAAATGTGATTTTATTGCAGTATCAGGAGGTGGTAGTACATTATTTAAATCTACAAATGATGGATTTATTAGAATACCTGAATCTCATAATGAATTTTATAATAGTATTGGACAGTATATCTTTGGCTGTAACAAAATTTAAAAAAGTTTTCATAACGGATAGTAAGTCATCATTCGAAGTCATAGATTTAGGTGATGATTTCTTTGTAAGTCCGGCTAATGTGTTTAAGCATTATGGAAAACTTTATGATACTAAAGAAGATGCCATGTATGATATCTTCGTAAAGAGAGTTCATTCAGGAACTCCTAGGAAAAATTTCAAGAAAAGTAAGTACTATAAAATGTATATAGAGCGAGCTCAAATAGAAAACCCAGAAATACTCATAAAGGACTAATAATGAAATATTTATTTGTATATGGAACTTTAAAAAATAATAAAGGACTTCTTAAAGATTGTACATTTATCGCTACTGTAAATACGCATGATATATATGAAATGTATCTTTCACTTGGAAGTCTTTCATATCCTGCATTAGTACAAGATGATAATGGTAGGTCCATAAAAGGAGAACTGTATGAAGTTCCTGATAGTACTATTAAATTATTAGACCAATATGAAGATGCTCCTTATTTATTTAAACTAGAAGAAATTGAATTGCAAGATAGTGGAGATGCCTATTTTAGTGAGCTTAAAGTTTATACTTATATCTACCAAAAAAGCACAGATAATATGGAAAAATCAGAACTTAACTACTTCAAAATAGACTAAATTAACAAAAATTATATTATAATATAATAATAAAACAAAAGGATGAATATGCTAAATAAGAATACTATTAATGTATTACAGTCACTAAACACAATTACTAACTCAGCGATATTAAAATATCCAACAACAGTACTAAACAACCCTGCAGGGGATGTAGTAGTAAAATTAAATCTAAGTACATTAGATGCAGATGCTTTTCAAGATATTGGTATCTTTAATTTATCTGAATTTATTAGTACCTTTAAATTATTTGATGAGTACGATTGTTCTATTTCGGATGGAGTTATTTCAATTAGTTCTGATAATAATTCTTTACAGTACTTAACTACAAGTGTAAATGTTCTTGAGAATTTCAATAAAGATGAAAACTTATTTTCAAGTACTGCTGCAGTACCAAGTGTTGCGAAATTCTCATTAACACCAGAAGATGTAAAAACAATTAAATCAGCATCTGGAGTATTTAAAGACTTAGAAGATATTATAATTGAGTCAAAAGATAAAGATATTACAATAAAACTTGGGAGTACTAACAACTTCAATGCTAAGTCAAATAGTTTTAGTATTAGAAAACCAGGTCAAGATGCAACAAAAGAATTTGTATTAAAAATTCCAGCTGAAAATTTTAATAGTTTACCTGTTTCTGATTATACTTTTGAAGTAAAGTATAATGAACAAAGAGATGCTTATAGAGTACTATTAACAAGTAATGAAGCAGATGTGCAGGTTTTACTAGCAATTAAAAAATAAATCTTAACACAAGGAGGAATTATCTACTAAACCAACACAAGGAGGAATTATTAAAAATTTCAAGTTAAGGAGGTTAAATATTAAATTAAAAAATTTAGTAAAGATAGGAGGTAAATCATTGAAAATTAAGGTAAACGAATTTTAAAATTATAAATAAAATATACTTGCGAGCAATACTTGCTATGAAGTCCAATAAGCTTTTGGAAACGAGATAAGACATACTCGTAAGTACTTTTGATATCGTCCAAGAGACGTTAAACGCCAAAATTCGTGTTCTATAAGAACTAAAAATAAGAAGTCCCTGAGACTTAAAAAGTGGTCAATATGACCTAAAAGGAAAATATATGGAAAATACAGTTGACGCATTCGATTTTAACGCATTAAAAGAGGCAGTTGGGGTTGACCCATTTGCTAAACAAGCTAACAAATATGCTAAAGATGAAAGATTCTACACTCTCTCAAAAGATAAAGAAGGCAATGGAGCCGCTCTTATCAGATTTCTACCCGATTCAAATAAAAGAATGATTATCCAGCTAGCAAAAATTAACACTACTATCACTAAAAATGGTAAGAAAAGATTTGTAAGTAAATATACACCTGCTACTATCGGATTACCTTGTCCATTCCAAGAAAAATGGCAAGAGCTTTGGAATGCTGGGGATAAAGAGGGTGCTAAAGTTTTTAGTAGAGGTTTAAGATATGTTGCAAATATCAAGATTTTAAAAGACCCTGCTAATCCAGAAAATGAAGGCAAAATTTTCTTATATGATTTTAGTGGTGCTATTAATTCAAAACTTGAAAAAGCTTTAAACCCATCTGCAAGTGATATGGAACTTGGAAAAACGGCTAAACAACTTTTTAACCCTGTTAAAGGTAATAGCTTTAGATTAGTTGCTCAAAGAGGTGCAAATGGGCAAATTAATTATGATGCATCTGAAGTAGTCCCAGAAGAAACAGCAGTTTATACTACTGTTGAAGAGGCTATTGCAGATATTAAAGAAAATACATATAGTCTTGGTGATTTACTAAAACCAGAGTCATTTCCAACATATGATGAGTTAGTACAGGACTTTAAAAGAGTTACCTTCGCTGACCAAGAAGAAAAACCTGTTGCACAAACTGCACCAGCAGTTGAAACTACTCAAGCTGCACAAGCTGAACCAGTTGCTCCGGTTACTCCTGCAGTTCAAGCTACTCCAGCTACTCAAGCTGCACCAGTAGTCGAAACTACTCAAGCTGCACCAGTTCAAGAAACTAAAACTGCAGTAAATGCAAATGATGACTTAGACGCAATTTTACAAGGTCTCGTTTAACCTTATAAAGTTTAATTCCATTAAAGGGGCTTAATTGCCCCTTAGTCATCACAAAGGATAAAAATGATTTTAATTGACGTAAGTTCAATATTACATAGAATGATTTTTGGAAGTACAAGTGCACCAAAAATAAGAGTTAAAGATGGAAAATTAGTAACAGAAGATTTCATACAATACACTCTTCATCTCATAATATCAGAAATAATAGATATACAAGTAAAGTACCAAGAATATGGAGAAGTTGTTTTATGTTTTGATGATTATAAAAAAGCTTATTGGCGAAGGGATTTCTATCCTGAATATAAACTAAATCGTAGAATATCAGCAGAAAAAGATGAGAGTCCTATAAATTACTCAGAGGTGTACACATATGTCAATGAGTTATTTGACCAATTTAAAAATAACACACCATGGAAATGCATATATGTAAATAGAGCTGAAGCAGATGATATAATTTTAGTTCTAGCAAAAGAGTACTATGAACAAGGAATTTTGATTTTATCTCCAGATAAGGATTTTCTTCAAGCTCAAAGATTACCAAATATTAGACAGTACAGTGCTTTAACAAAAAAATGGTTAGTTCCAGAGACAAAAAGTGGAACAATGAGTCACTGGATTATGGAGCATGTAATTCTTGGAGATGGTGCAGATGGTGTACCTAAAATAACAGACCATACAGAATTTAGTGAACCTTTTAAGGAACATCTTAAAACACATAATATGCCATTAACAGTAAAAGCATTTAAAGAAATGGCACTAGAAGATAAAAGAAAAGCACTT